TTACCATTGATTCACGCACCGTTGGACTAGACGGTTCTGACCAAATGGGTATTACTGACATGGCTTGTCGGGAATCTTATTTGACTTCATTTGATTGGAGTCCGGATGAAACACCTGATCAGCTTTTGTGGAATACTCGTGTTCTGCCTATGCAGTTGGACAACCTTCAAGGAGAAATTCATATGACTCCTTTGGCTGCTCTAGCAACTGTTTATGAGAAATGGCAAGGCTCTTTGAAGTTTCGATTTCAGATTGTCAAAAGTGATTTTCATAAAGGTAGAATTCTAGCCCGCTGGGATCCCAATCAATTAGGATCTGAAGTATCTTATAATACTAATTACTCTCGAGTTATTGATATTGCTGAGACTGATGATTTCGAAATTGTTGTAGGATGGGGCCAATCTGAGCCTTGGAAAGATTGTGGTATTCCTTATGACACTGGTAGTAACTTCGGTTCTGCTAGTAGATTGTTGAAACAGGAAACTCAAGGAAATGGTGTCTTGGAATTGACAGTTCTAAATGAACTTGTTAGTCCAAGCATTGATGCTCCGATTTCAGTCAACGTTTTTGTGTCTGCCTGTGATGACATTAAATTCGCTGCACCATCCAATGCTAAGTTAGGTAGCTTTCATTATTTTAAGCCACCACAAACCCTTGTGTCCCAATCCGGTACCCATACTGAAACCGGTGATACCACTCTATCAGATAAGCCCACAGCTTCTGGTGAATTGGTGTCGATTGCCTCTAAAAGTGATCCAGATGATCAAACATATCTGGTTTATTTTGGAGACCCCCCCACATCCATCCGAGAATTGTGCAAGCGTTATTGCTATACACGAACTTGGGTGCCTCCGAAGGCTGGATCGAATGCTGCTCAAGTCAATATTCTTTCTAGTAAAGCTATGCCCTATTATACTGGATATGATCCTCTAGGTGTTGATCCACCTTCTGCTGGTGAAAATCTGACAGTAGGCCCTTCTGCATATAGTAGTTGGTTTACACCAATGTATGCTGGGCAGAGAGGAAGCTTTCGGAAAAAGTTTATGTTCTCAGGAACTAGTAATCAGTCACCACTGGTCTCTAGGTCTGGATTCGAACTAAGCGCTGGACAATTCACTACTGGCACTCAACTATTATCACAGGGTAATTTGCTTATCCAAAAATGGTACTCCTCTGTTCTGAATAATCTTTCAGGCGGAGGGACGGCATCGACTAATTTAGACATTAATAATACTATTGAAGTTGAACTTCCGTTTTACTGGGATCGTAGATTCTCAGCAGCTCGTACTATTAAAGCACCAGAATTGCAATGTAATAACCATCGTGTATCCACCACATCTATTAACGTAGATGGTCCGGGTTCTGAAGACAATTTCGATGTTGTATACCAACAACACGATGCCGTCGGTGAGGACTGGTCGTTATTCTTCTTCACGGGAGTACCGATCATGTGGAAATACAATTTGGACATGAACTCATAAATTAGGAAATCGTAAGATTATCAACCTAATCTAAATAATTTGATAGTCGCTACTATATGTTAGTCTAAACTGGACGCATGTAGAAATCCATAGGATGGCCCTATGGTGCGGAACTAACGTTTCGTGAGACGAACCTACTCATTTATGAGTGGCTTAACATTTTAGATGTTTGGAGGTTCGCCTCCAGACTAATTTTAGTTAGGTCATAAATTTAAGAGTCAGACGTCTCGC